GCCTGCCGACGAGGCATCCGATGGTTCCCTACCCAAGAGAGTGCGCCGGCAAGAGAAGGTGGCCTACAACGACCTGGCGGCTGCTGTAGACTGGATGCTGAACGAGGGGCTGGCCCAGCTCGTCAAGATCAAGGGCAAATGCCATATCAGGCCGCGGGATGCGAGATACGAAGGAGAAGAACCATGGCGAGCGTAGACGACTTCCGGATGACCGGATCGGCCGTCCCAGGCATGCATTGCTCATATTGCCCAAAGCCGCCTGACGAAACATGCCAACTCAGCTGCGCGAAGAATTATGAGGCGATCGAGGCTGAGCGCGCCGCTGATGGAGTCAAAGTGACGGATCACGCTTGATGAAATCTCGACAACAAATAATTTGTGAGCTTGCTGGGGCGTCCAAAGCGAAAAGGATGCCCTCGTTTGACGCAGTATTAGAAGCTGTCGAATTAGCTTATCCAGGATCATACCGAGAAGGAGCAGCTGGCGGATGGTCATGGAGTGATCAAACCCAGCGTGTGGTGGCGGCTTCGTGTTTCGTGATGGCGCTACCCTACGGGCGGCATTGGCTTGCCATTCGCCCGCCGGAGGGTGATCTTGATCGACGCCCTTGACGAGCGCGCTCTCGACATCGTATAGCCAGAAAAGATTTGAGGCCGAGAGAGTTTGCGTCTCTCGGCCTCGCATACGCAACCGTCCTAACCGGCGCGAATGAGTAACGAACATCTAAGTCCCCCGAACGAAAAAGGCAAGAGCGGAATCATCGCCTCGAACCTGCGCCGTATCGACAAGGGCGCGGTCGTAGGCAAAGTCGATATCGAGATCCCCGCGTGGCATCTCAAAATCACCTGCCTATGGATGAAGAAAGACGACAGAGAATGGGTGTCGTTACCGTCCGATAAATTCACAAATCGAGACGGCAAGACGGTTTATCGCGATCTGGTCGAAATCACTGACAAAACTACTCACGATCGCTTCCAAGCCGCTGCGCTCGCGGCGATAAAGCGGCTGTGACGGTCTGTAATGACAGTCCCGCAAATGTGTCATTCACAATCCCGAGACGACAGCCCTACTTGGTTAAGCCTCGGTGGAGTACCGCGTAGTAAAGCATACGAGGGCGGGAACTTTACCTTCCGACCGCTGTATCTCCGACACTAGCTAGGAAACAGGCAACTCCACGACGAACCTCCCGGTTTCCTGCACCAGCCCGAAAGGACAAAGCAGGGGTGCGGTGTCCTGCACCGATGATCATTAAGGTGATCATAAAGCAGGGGTGAGCGGCTGGTCCCCGATAACGGACAGTGGAGCTATACCCTCTGAGCTAGTTTGACCTGCTACGCCCTACGGGGTGCCGGTACGCACCGGCAGCGCGCCCTGGTGAGGTGAGGTCAACGGAAGGCAGAACTATGCCTGCAGTATGGAATAGAGATGAATCAGGAAAGGAAAAGGTTATGACAGTCCAAGAGTGCCCAGGCTGCAAACGGACACGGAAGATCCACGCGAGAGGTTTGTGCGGGACGTGCTATGATCGCAAGTATCGGACGGGGCGAGATCATCATCTGCGGCCGGGCGTGCCGAGTCGGAATCAGCCGCGCTGGTCATCGGAACGAGTCGCGGCTCTGTTGGAGTTGTTTCGAGCCGGAGATCTACGGATGAAACAGATCGGTCTGCGCCTTGGTGTGACGAAGAACGCTGTAATCGGGAAACTCGATCGGCTACGTAAATACGAGTATGATGGGTCTACGCTGATGGATCGGCTGCAGGCGCTCCACGACTGCATGGACGCGGTGCTCGCGGATACAGCCTGCAAGCCTTCTCATAAAATTGATTGGTAGGCTTCCCACGGATCAGGGGTTTGTGCCCACGATAGCCTTTGTCTGGGCCGTTATAACTATCGCTACTCCTGCGAGTAGGCCGCTCGTAGCCCCTGCGATCCAACCGACAAGGGCAGCAACGATAATAACGCGTTTCATAGGTTTCTCTCCTGCTCAGGTTAAAGAAAAGCAAAAGGCTCGTCATCAAGGTCAGCTGCGACGAACCCACGCCAGTGACCATGTCCGAGGCAGTGCCCTGTCTCGGTATCGACAAGATACCCGCTCCCGAGAACCTGAGCGCATTGCACGGTGTCACGGCGAGCTTGCTCAAGGTCGTCCGTCCACGAAAACGCTGGCGATGTGCCGTCGATTGATATCCGGTAACGTGTCATGGGGTTTCTCTCCTCGGTTTAGAGACGCTTGTGGATTTCCGCACGAAGGCTATCCAGCCAAGTGCACCGATCGGTCATTAGCGTCAGCAAATCATCCCATACTCCCGCCCGAGGCTCGTGTTCCCCGCTCTTCCAGCGGCGCACAGTGCGCCTATTCACCTTGAGGGCTATAGCAAGGCCGGACTCGTAGCGAGGGCCATACAGCGCCTCGCCCGCGGCCCGTATGAGATCAGCGGATGTCACGGCAAACACCACTCAATATCTTGAGGCGTCCACTTCTGTTCCGGGCATAGCGCTTCGAGTAGGTTTAATATCGCGCGACGTTCTGCGATCGTAACCCGCCCCCGTTTAGTTGCTTCGCATTCAGCCACGCAAAGATCGCGGACTAAGGTCTGTGCGGTATCCCGTGTCATCGGAGCTTCTCCCCGGTTCCGCAGCGAGCCCATCGCCCATCTGCTACGCCACAAAATAGTTACGTTACGGCAGAATGGCAACCAGATTTGTGACCCTGCCCGAATTATTTTTCGCTCTGATCCCGCACCCGAGCCACACGCTTCGCCCTCGCGCCCTCCTGCGCCTTCGCCAAACCCTGCCGCCGAACTCGAGCCACCTCCTCATCCCGCTCATCCCGCAGCTCGAGCAACCGTATAACCTCCATCCGCTCAGCTAAGTCCGCCCGCAAATACGCCGCCAACCGCTCACGCCTACGCAAAGGCATGCGAGCTTGGCCGTTGATGTATTTTGCCGCCGTGTGCCGGGAAACCCCCACAAGCTCAGCTAAAGCCTGCCTGCGCCCAGGATAACGCCAAATAGGCCAAGGCACTATCAACCGAAGAACTCGGTCAGCTAAGGATTTTTGTGCGCTAGTTCTGAACCAGAAACCACGGCGTAAAGCTCGGTGGTGCTGTCGCTGGCCTAAAAGCCAAAGCCCCCAACGGCCAGCAAGCGTTGGGGTTAAGCCTGGCGGAAGTGAGGTAGACTGGCGTTGCGCAGGGGATGGCGGACTGGCGGCCACGCGTGCGAGCGTACACGAGCCAGCAACGAATCGCCAGCTTGGCATGAGACACAGGACACAGCCGGGACACCGATGACCTAAGCTGTTGATAATGCTGGGGTGTTACCGCCTTGAGAGGGCGTTATGATGGGAACTGGTCGAGTTCGGTCGCCTCGCTGCCTCTCCCGGCGCACTCACCCGCGCAGGCGTCGGGACGCGGCGTGGCCGATCGCGAGTACCCCCATCTTGTCGTCCCCCTGGGGAAAATGGGTCTTGCGTTACGTTACATGAAACGTTACCGCTTGAAACGTTACACCCCTGATGATACGTTACATGGGATGAAGCCGCCGGTATGTAGGTTGTGCCATCAGGCGCATTGGGGTTTGTGCCCGCATGTGGATCGAGGATCTAAAGATGGAGTTGGATTGGCGGGTGTCGGAGTTGGTAGATCTGCTCACGAGGTTATCATCGGCGTCGGAGAGGGTTCGTCTGGTGATCCAACAGACATATCCCCCGGGAGGGGATCGGGAGGCCGCATTGCGCGCGGGCGAATCGCTTTACCATCACGCGCTGATCGAGGCGTATCGGCCATTGCTGAAGTTAGCGCAGTTGAATTACGGGGAGGTGTCTCACTCGGCACAAGGGGTATGACGTATGCCCCTCCTGGGGAATGCGTGTATTGCGATCGGCGTCGAGTGACAGATGGGGCTCGGGTGAAACGTTTCAGGGACAAGCGGAGGAAGGAGGGGAAGTGAAATGCTATGGGCGATTACGTTTCTCTGCCTTAGGGCGGTTGTGTGCGAGATGACGCCTGATATGTCGAACTTCGACATGATAACTTTTGTCCATTTGGAGGACTGCCAGAGTGTGGCGCGGAGGATTGCGTTATCGGAGGGGGCATCGGTCGGCTGCGTGGATCAGAAGACATCTATCGTAGATTGGATTTATGCGGGGAAGTGATGTCTGATTATAGGGAGATGAGCGAGGTAGAATTTTGCCGCTCTCTTGCGATGATAGCGGCGGGCACGGAAGGGGATTTTGAGAGGGGGTATAATTATTTGCTGGTTGCGGCTGCGATACTTTTGTCTAGTGGGTATGCTGCGGCGGATTTAGGGCAGAAGGCGATAGAGGCTGGGGATGAGATTCTGCTGTATGCGGAAAGGATAAGATCAGAGAACCCGTCCTTGTGTGACCTATTGAAGGTTCCGGTCCCGGGGAAGGGAAAGTGATGCCTGCTGAGTGTGTGGATTACTTACATGCGGAAGTATATGCGGGTGAAGTCGTGTTCTATGGAGGATGGGAAGTGAGTGAGTTTAGATCGTTGGCGGAGGCGTGTGAGGATTTCAAGCGCCGCGTCACATTTGAGGATGACGATGCGCGGGAGAGATGGATGCCGCTGTTGGTTGCGGCATTTTGGGCCGGGGTTGTGTCGGTGAGCAATGTCGCGGCGGTCGCAGCTCTTCAGGGCGTTGAGAAGGGAGAGCATCTATGTTGAGCAAGCTAATCGTCGCGGCATTTGTCGCGCTGTCGCTCTCCGGCTGCATCCCGTTCATCGCCGGCTGGTATATCGGCACTCAAATGGCGGAGACGCACGCCCATGACGAGTGGTGCGCGCAGCATGTCGGCGATGTGGCGTGCCATCCGTGACCATAGATTACACTTGGTTTGATGCTCTTCGGGCTTTCGTTGGCTGTGTGTTCTTCTGGTTGATCGGCTACGGGATGGGGTTCCGGGCGGCGTCGCGGGAGGCTGATCGGATGACTGCGGCGAAGGGGAAACTGTGATGACGCTTGAAATGCGCTCGGTTTATTCATCGCATGTGGACGAGATCGGCTATGATCCCGACACGGAGGAACTGCATGTGAAGTATGATACGGGAAAGACGGCGGTTTACGAGGGGGTGCCGCTGACTGTCGCGGCTATCGTGCAGTCGGGGTCGGTGGCTTCGATCGGCAAGGCGCTTCACGCGCATGTGCGGGGAAAATATGGGCATCGCTATGTCTGAGACTGATGAAGATACCATCGCGGATTTGAAGAGCGGACGCCGGGTGGAGCTTCATCTGTCGAATGATTGTTTGTTGGCGCTACAATATTTCCCAGAGTTCGAAAACATTTCGTTGTCGTTTTACACGAAAAACATGCCTGGTTTCACAATTGGAATGCCAGAGGAAGATTGGCCTCAGGTGCAAGATGTGATAGCGAAGTTCAATTGGCGAGGCCGCATGCAATGACCAGCGAACACTACCTCCGAGAGATCGCCGAGTTGCTGAGAGAGACGAACCAGCGGCTTGCGCGGATGCACGAATTGCTCGTGGATCCGAACAACAGAATCCCTCGGGAAGAGTGGCCAAAACAACTATGGTATAACCATAACCTTCCTGATACCGTTTTTGGCCTTGCTTCCGACCAAGCATCCTATGACTGGATGACGGCGCATGGTTGGAAGCCGAAAGAATGAAATCGCCGGCCGACGCCTTCCGCGACATGGCTGCTCGGATCGAGCGCAACGAAGCGAGCGAGTTTGCCGGCGCGCTGTTGCTGGTGCCACCGGATGGTGGTGATCCGCTGGAGATCCTGCTCGTGAAACAAACGCACGACCTGGCGCTCTTCTGGTCCACGATCACAGCCGCAGTCACGATCGCCGCGCGGGAGTTCGAGGAGCGCGCCCGCAGCAACGATCCGTTCCGGCGAAGTTGATTTGTAATACGATTTCTGGTTAGGTGATGCGGCATGGGAATCACCGATCCGAATCCTGCGTTGCGAGCGGAGTTGGATGCAGCGCTGATAATGATCTCACAGCAAATCGCAGGACTGCGATTTTTCCTGTCATCGTCCCCTCCGGAGGAGGATATCGATGAATTGACCGCTGCACTCGACGCCAGCGTTCGCCGTCAGGCTCTGATCAATCATGTGCTGTCGGCTCTCGATGGCGCGGTTATTCAATTGTCGGCTCTCTACGACGATGGGTATCCGGCCGACGTAACCTTGCCTGTGGCGGGATCTCAGGTGATCTCCGACCTGCAGGCGATCATCGCCTCGGCGGAGGCGGCTTTGTCGGCGATAAAACTGGCGCCGCCTCCGCCGGGTGTTAGCTTGGATCTCGACTTGGCTGACGCCACGCACGTTCCCCAACCGACCCCGGCGAATCGGGGTCCTTAACGCGAAAGGACATCATATGGCTAATACGCGCGCTCTTGCGGCCAACGTTCAACTGAAGAACGATCAGATCTTGACGCTGCCGATCGTCGTCGATGACGCGAATGGTGATGTCGTCCCGGCCCCGGCGGGCGATGTTGATACCGTTGTCAGCAACAATCCCGCAAGCCTCCACGCGGTTCTCGGGGCGACCACGGTGGCATTCACTCTCAACAATGTCTCCTTCCCTGTCGGTTCCCCGGCTGCCGTTATCAATGCTCTGGTGCAAGTGTCCCCCGGACTTTCTTTCACGATTACGGATACGGCCGGTCTGGTGGCCGATGTGCAGGGTGTCGATATTGTGCCCGATACCACGCCGACGAGCATCAACACCAATCCAGCGAACAGCACTAGCGTTCCGCAGCCGGTTCCCACTGCTCCGGGGCCATAAGGAGCCGATCTTAGATTGGCGATGAAACCTGAATATGCGCCAGGTAGCGGAGATGCCGCAGGCGCGGTGTCTCTGCTACGGCGCGAGAGTGTTTGGCATCTCAGCGGCGCTGACGGATGCCTGTGTGCAAATTTTTGTATTCTGGGCTACAAAATAGACGTTGCGTGTCGGAAATCCTCGGTGACCGTTGGGGAACCCCACACGCTGGTCGAAGTGGCGAGTCTGCTGGACGTTTCGTTTGCCGATATGGCGCTTGTCGCCGAAGAGGTTAAACGGCAATGCGAAGAGGCGGAACCGCATATTCCGGTGTATGTGAAATGCTATCATATTGACGGAGTAGAAAGGTTGGAGTCAGGTGATTGAGTGCATTAGTAGCAACAGGCGGGTGGAACCCCGATAAAGTCCAAGCCTACGAGGAAGCCTATGAGATTTTCACCTCACAGGTAAAATTCGCCAGCAAGGAAACCGGCGGCGATACGGTTCTCGCCGACCATCGGTATGAATCCCAGAAATGGTTCCTGCGATCGGTCTGGGACGGGCTTGCCGAGGACATCCATGATTTCAGCATACTGAAGAGTCGCCAACTTGGAGTAACCACGGAAGCTCGCGCGCTCGGGACGTTCTGGATGGGAATCCATGATGGGTTGCGGGGGGCTATGGTTTTCGACACCGATTCGCACAAGGAGGAAGCACGTCTCGAAATCGAGATGATGATCCGCGGCCTCCCGAGTTCGGTCAAGTTCCCACGCATCCGAACCTTGAACCGCTACATGATGACGCTCGAGAACGGGTCATTGATCCGCTTCATGAGTGCCGGCGTGAGGACCTCGAAGTCTTCCGGCGTGCTCGGCCGGTCGAGTGGCATCAACATGCTTTTGGCCTCCGAACTCTGCAGCTGGGACAACGACGAGGGGATCGTCGCCCTCAAGCAGTCGCTGGCTGAGGAATACGAGAACCGCCTTTATATAAAGGAGTCGACCGGCCGAGGGTTCAACGCCTGGCATGAGATGTGGCAGGAAGCCCTCGCGGACGAGCTGAATCAGCGAACGGTCTTCCTCGGATGGTGGCTCAAGGACACGCAGGTCATTCGGCGCGGCACGGCGATGTGGGAGAAGTACGGCGCTCCCGACCCGGTTGATGACGAATTGAAACGCATCTACGAGGTCAAGAAACGCTACGGGTTTGAGATCAGTCGAGAACAACTCGCTTGGTATCGGCGGAAGATGGACCCGGCGCGGGATCGTGACAAAGACGATCCCGAAGACAGCATGCAGCTCCAGGAGCAACCGTGGACCGAAGACGAATGCTTCATGGCTACCGGGTCGACATTCTTCGATTCGGTCAAGCTGTCCGAGCGGATGGCGCAAGCGGTCCCGCACAAATACCAGGCGTTCAAGTTCTGGCCGGGGGTGGATTTCTTCACCTCGATGATCGAACCGGCCCGGACGTGGCGCGAGTGCCAATTGAAGCTGTGGGAAGAACCACAACCCGACGCAACCTATGTTGTGGCGGCCGATCCGGCCTATGGGCATGACGAGAAGAACGATCGCAGCGCCATCGAAGTGCTCCGTTGCTATGCCGACAAGATCGAGCAGGTTTGCGAGTACGCATCAGCCTCGACGCCGACGCACCAATTCGCGTGGCTGATCGTGTCTCTCGGTGCCTACTACGGGCTTTATTCCGGTTCGGCGGTTTACGAGATAGTCGAGTTGAACGGGCCTGGCGAGGCGGTTTGGCGCGAGATGGGGCAGTTGAGAAGGGCTATTCGCACCGGCTATTACGCAGCGGCAGCTCGGGATCGCGGTATCGGCGATATGGTGAACAATATTCGACAGTATATTTACACGCGATCCGACAGTATGACATCTGGGCATTCCTACCATTGGAAGACCACTACCCAACTAAAGATCATGATCATGGAGCGCGTGCGGGATTTCATCGAAAACAACACAATGTTGGTGCGCAGCCAAGAGACTCTGGAGGAAGCTCGGTCGATCACCCGCGACGGCGACACGATCAAGGCAGAAGGCAAGAAACACGATGATCGAATCTTCACGTTGGCTCTAGGGGCGGAATGCTGGGAATCGCGTGCTCGCCGTGCGCTGATGGCGGGTGGTCGCACGAAAGCGGCGGACGTGGCCAAGCGAGCGCTTTCGGTGGCTGACCAGTATCAACTCTTCCGGCAATATCAATTGAGTGACTTTTTCAAAGTGAAGCAAACTCAGCGTGCTATGGCGCAGCGGCAGTTGATGGGGCGGCCCAGATGGGCTAGGAGAAGATGATGGCTATCTTTCGCACCTACGAATGTCCGGATTGCCACGGCCGATTCCGGTATCTCCATCACCCAAACGATACGCCGCCTCCTGACGAATGCGAGCTCTGCCACGCCTTGATGATCGGCGAGGAGCCGGTGTTCGTTCCGCAAGCCCCTCGGATCGGCACGCAGCTCGGCAAGGGTCAGGATCAGGTCTATCGGCAGATGGAGAGGTCTTCCGAGGCGCGAATGGAGATGATGGCTCAGCACGGCGGCGGGTCTGCCTCCGACTACAGCCACACCAAGATCACCGATCTGCACGACAACCAGCGTGAGGGCGATGTTGCGGCGAAATATTCCCCTCCCCCGAACTATGTCAGCGAGTTCATGAAGCTGAACCAGGGGACAGGTCAGCCGATCGGGGGAGGCTATGCGCCGATGGCCGGGGCAGCTGGGATCGAGTACGCCGCTGCTGCGCACACAGGATCTTTTCCCCATGCCGGGGTCTCGACGCGCGACAGGATCGTGGGGAGCCATGCGTCGCTGGCCCGAGCGATTGAGCATGAGGGGAGGCTGAACAAGAAATGACCCGCTGGCGCCCACTGCGAAATTTCGGCGGGACATGGTGTTTGGCGATTCATGCCGAATGCCTCCCAGGAAACGGGTGTCCAGGGGTATGTGCAGAGAACTATTACCCTGAAAAATACAGAACGGCTGCTGATGCTATTCCAGAGTCCAATGATTTAGAAAGGTTGGAGTCAGCACCTGAAATGTGATCCTCGCCGACAACGCCTGGTCCGTTTACAAGATCATCAACCGCCTAAGCGGCAAATCCTATATCGGAATCACGAAGCTATCCCCTCGCGAGCGCTTCAAGGTCCATACATGGAAGGCGCTCGGCGATAGACCGCGACGGGGGATTTCTAGCGCCATCCGAAAGTATGGCGTCGAGAACTTCGTAGTCGTCACCCTTTATCGCCGCCTCTCGTTTCGAGAGGCATGTCTGACCGAGCGAGCGCTGATTGCCTCGCATGGGACGTTGACACCTGGCGGCTATAATCTGACCTCGGGCGGGGACGCAATGCCGGGGCACGAAGTGTCGGCCGAATCCCGAGCACGGATGAGTGCGTCGCACAAGGGCAAGCGCAACAGTCGGGAGAGCATCGAAAAGCAGGCGCAGCAGCTGCGGACTTCGGAGAAGGCGATTGCCCAGAGGGCACGGCTACATGCCTCTTTGCGCGGTCGAAAGAATTCCCCGGAGCATGTTGAAAAAGTGCGCGCCGCCTTGACGGGAAGGCCGCTACCGCCGGAACATTGTGCAAAATTAGCTGAGGCGCATAAACAGCGGCAATACCATTTGGAAGGCCGTCCGGTGGCTTCGGGCTTCCGCGGCGTCAACCCAAACGGCAAAAGCGGATGGTCAGCAGAGATTTATCTCAATAAGAAGCGCCGCTATCTTGGAACGTTCCGATCTCCGGAAGAAGCCTACACGGCGTATCTCGCCGCCGCAAAGGAGCGGCAGTCATGATCCTTGCGGAGAATGCCAAAGATCTTACAAAACAGACTTTGGATATAATAGATATTTGTAGAGCCAGCCAGAGCCAACGTGCTGCAGCATATAGAATTTTCGGCCAATGGCGTGAAACGGGGAGAGCCGCCGGTCCTCTAGCCCTCGCCAACGTCCTGTGGTCGCATCTCCAGCGCACCGCCTCGCACCTGATGAGCCCGAGCGAGTTGCGGTTCCAGATTGATTTCGAGCAGCATTATCCGAAGGACATTCAAGACAAAGGCGCGATGGCTGCCCGCGCGCTCAGCCGGGAGTGGGAGCGCAAAAATATCGACATCCTGTTTGGGCGCGGCGTCTTCGAGGCGTTGAGCTACGGCGCGTGCATCCTTAAGAGCTTGTCAAAAGAGAATGGCGGTAAGCACGATGTTGGCGCCAGGCTCGTGCAACCATGGGCCTTTGCCGTCTACAATGAAGGAGTCAACGCGCTTTCTGATCAGGAAGCCGTCATGGAGACGGTCTACCTGTCAAAGCCCGAAGTGTGGCGCCGGGTTCGAAATCTTCCCGATGCCGAGAAACTGTTCCGCCGGATCATCGCCTCTTCTACCAAGGAAGCCGGGGTCGGCATTCCGACCTCGTTCATGCACCAGGTTTTATCTACAGCCGTCCTCGATGTGAGTTTGCAAAATGCCACGCGTCCTCAACCTGGCGGAGTAGTGCAGCTCACCAACGATCCGAACTTCGCCACACTCGGCCCCACGGTCGCGGCGGAGTTGTTTCCGATGCACGAGGTGTGGCTCAAGGACGACGAGCGGCACGATGATTGGACGACGGTTCAAATCTGCGAACCGGACATCCTGATCGCTCCGCTCTACAAGCACTGCAACCTCTTTGCTCCCGACACCCTGCCCTATGGCTTGATCCAGCCGAACGAGGTCACCGACTATTTCTGGGGCCGCTCCGAGATTACCGATTTGATGATGCTGCAAGAGTGGTTGACCACTCATCTCGACGACATCAAACGCATCGTCGGCAACCAAGCGGATGGGTTCTATGCCTTCCCCGGCATGGATGGGTTGTTGGATGAGGAGTACGTAAAGCGCAGGTCCAGCGGGTTCATGTCCATGCCTCCGGGCTCGTCGGCTGTTGATTTGACTCCAAAACTTCCCCCCGAGTTCGTCCCGCTGATCAAGGAGATCCTGTGGATGATGGATCGCGTCTCGGGGTTCGCCAATATTCTGTCGGGTGAGGGAGAGCCTGGAGTGCGCGCCGGCGTCCATGCCGACACCCTCAAGCGGATGGCGAGCCCGCATCTCCGCGACCGCTCCCTCTTGGTCGAGAGGCAGTGCGCAGAACGAGGCGATGCCACCCTTGCGGCGATGGAAGCCAAAGACGCAAAAGTCTATTGGGCGAATGCCGAAACCAAGGAGGAAGGGGAATTTCTGCTAAACAGCCTGCCCGATGATCGCCGGGTTTCAGTAGACTCGCACTCGTCCTCGCCGATCTACCATGACGACAATGCGAATCTGATCTCGTTCGGCGTCAAGGCCGGGTTCATTACTGGCGAATCGGCGATCGAGGATCTACCGTTTCAACACAAAGACAAACTTATTCAGCGTCTGAAGGAGAAGGAGAAGCAGCAGCAGGCTTTGCTGGAGTCACTTCCTCCCGAGGAGAAGGCGAAGGTGCTGGCGGGTCACGGCGGGCATCATCGCTAATGTCAGTTCCTGACATTACATAGACCGCTCCGCAGCTGTCACACGTCCCTGTGTCTTCCTCATAGGTAACGTCCCCGACGCAAGTGCTCGTCTGAGTACATTTGTGGGTCACCCCCACTTTGCGTTTTGTCGCCATGCCTCTATGTCCTCTC